TCCAAAGATATGTAGAACATCATGGTAAAATCTTCTTGTTTTTAGGTCGTGGTAAACATAAAATTAAGCGCAAAGCTGAGCAAATCGCATGTAATGAGGCGCTGCAGGTAATTCGAGATCGTAATATGGAATTGAAAAATGCGAATGTAGAGAACGACGAAGAACAATAAAAAAAGATAAAAAGAAAAATAAACAATTATAAACTAAAAATTAAAAAAGTTATAAAAGAATAAACTTGTATAAATATAAGAAATGAACTCTTTAGAAAGTCTAAAAACCCAATTAAAATTAAAACCGCGTGTTCATGAACGAGATCCTATTCTTGTCCAGGTGAACTTAACTGAAAAAAAGGAACCAGGTACTATTCAAACTGTCATTGTAGATAAACGCAACAAGGGATATGATCCTTCTGCCTTTTTAGAGAGAATGAAGCAGCAGAATCTATCCAAAGTTGTTTCTATTAAAAAGGATGCTGCAAAAGAATCCAAAGCTCCTATTGTTGATGAAGTTACAAAGCCGAAAATTAAAAAACTTTCGAACAAAAATGCTCGATTTTTAATTGTAGAAGACAAGGATGATCAAGAGAAACAGGATGATGATCAAGAAGAAAAGGAGGAAGAAGAACCTATAGAAGAAGCTTTAGAAATAGCAGTCAAACCCAGAAAGCGCAAGACTGCAAAAATTCAAAAAGGCATTGTAGAATTGGGAACTGAAAATATGGTTCAAATTGGTGATACGCCCATGAAAAAACGCCTTCCTGTAAAAGCGGACAATATTGACATCAAAGTTTCAAGTTATTTTATGAACAATCGTGAAATTTTTGTCAATTTCATAAATGGGCTTTTTGAGCCTTACAAGGAGGATTTGTTAGATGAATCCAAAGGCATTACTTGTAAAAACATAGGACAGAGCAGTGGAGAGGCGAGCTTACTCACTCATCAAAAAATCGTTCGCGATTATATCAATTTGTATACTCCTTACCGAGGACTGTTACTTTACCATGGTCTCGGTTCGGGCAAGACATTTTCATCGATTGCGATAGCCGAAGGTTTTAAAAGCACTGCGAAAATTATTGTTATGACACCTGCTTCCCTACGACGAAATTATTTGGAAGAGATCAAAAAATATGGCGACTTGATCTATCGTAAAAATCAGTATTGGGATTGGGTGTCTGTTGAAACCAATCCTGAAGCGCTAGATACATTATCTACAGCGTTACATTTACCCCGCGAATTTATAAGGCGCAAAAAGGGTGCTTGGCTAGTAAATGTCAGCAAACCTAGTAATTATATGGAACTTTCAACGAGCGATAAAAAAAATATTGACGAACAATTGGACGAAATGATTCAAAATAAATATACCTTCATCAATTACAATGGATTACGTCGCGATAAATTTAAACAATTGACGAATAATTACGAGAATAACATTTTTGACAACGCGGTAGTTATTATCGACGAGGCTCATAATTTAATCAGTCGCATCGTCAATAAAATAAATAAAATAAAATCCTTTAAAGAAAGTTCGCGTGGCCCGAACGGAAAAATGCAATCGCCTCTTGCTTTGCAACTCTATGAATTTTTATTACGTGCAAATAATGCGCGAATCGTTTTGTTGTCTGGAACTCCTATTATTAATTACCCTAATGAAATTGGGATACTTTTTAATATTTTAAGAGGATATATCAAATCGTGGCAATTCACTTTAAATGTAGAAACGACAAATAAATTAAATCGAGAAACTCTTGCTGAGTTATTTTCTAGAGAAAAAGTATTAGACTATATCGATTATAGCCCCAGTTCGAAAATGTTAACAGTTACAAGAAACCCTTATGGGTTTGAAAGTAAAATCACAGAGAAAAATGGCTACAAGGGTGTAAATAATGAAAAACGTGAAACTGTAAGCGATGATGATTTTGTAAGACGCGTTGTGAAAATATTGAAAAACAATGATATAACTGCAATGCCCAAGGGAACGCATTTTCAAGTAAATACTGCACTACCTGATACATTAGACGAATTTATAAATATGTTCATTAACAAGGAGAATGGCAGTGTTAAGAATATCGAAAAATTCAAAAAACGTATTCTCGGACTAACGTCTTTTTTTAAGAGTGCGCAAGAAGAATTGTTGCCGAGGTATAATAAAATTACCGATTTTCATATCCTTAAAATACCAATGAGTAATTATCAATTTCGCGTTTATGAAGATGCGCGCAGTGAAGAACGTCTAATGGAGAAACCCAAGAAAAAAGGCGCAGAAGAAGTAGATAAAGATGGTATTTTTGTCGAACCTAGTTCTACTTATAGAATATTTTCACGTCTGTTTTGCAATTTCGTTATGCCAAAACCACCAGGAAGACCCAAGCCAATCAAAATGAATAAAAATTTGGAAAAGGATGAAGAAAAAGAAGGGGGAGGCGTCGAAGGACAAGGCATCGAAGAACAAGGGATCGAAGAACAAGGGATCGAGGAAGTATCTGCTAAATTAAACAATCTACTAGAAGAAGAGTTCGTAACACTTCCTGAATATAATAATGACGATGCCAAGTATAGAGAACCAGAAGAATTAGAAGGAGACGAACTCTTAGATTTACTCGGCGATACCACCTATAAAAAGAATATAAACGATGCGTTGCAATATTTAAAATCGCATTCGAACGAATATTTAAGTCCCGAGGGTTTGGAAATTTACAGCCCTAAATTCTTGACTTTACTGGAAAATATTCAAGATCCAGAGTTCATTGGGTTACATTTAATTTATAGTCAATTTCGTTCCATGGAAGGGATCGGTATATTTTCTCTCGTGTTGGAGGCCAATGGATTCGCTCAATTTAAAATAAAAAAAACGGGAGTTGATGGCTGGACCTTAGACATTAAAGAGGCAGACGTTGGCAAACCCACTTTTGCATTGTATACGGGAACAGAAGATTCCGAGGAACGAGAAATTGTGCGAAATATTTACAATGGAGCATGGGATTTCATTCCAACCAATATTGCGACTCAATTAAAACGCATGGCGAACAATAACAATGTCGGCGAGATTATCAAAGTTCTTATGATTACCGCCGCTGGTTCAGAGGGTATTAATCTTCGAAATACTCGCTATGTTCATTTGATGGAACCTTATTGGCACCCAGTTCGCACAGAACAAGTGATCGGTCGAGCGCGTCGTATTTGTTCGCATCAAGAGTTACCTATCGAATTACAAACTGTTGAAGTGTTTTTGTATTTGATGACGTTTACGGCAGATCAATTGAATAGTGATGAGGCGATCGAACTTAAACTGAAAGACCTAAGTAAACGAAAACCGTTTTTACCTCTTACTTCAGATGAAAAGTTATTCGAGATATCGAGTATTAAAGAAGAATTAACCGGACAGTTACTAGTAGGTATTAAAGAAAGTTCAATCGATTGCGCAACTCACGTGAAATCGAGTTCTAAAGAAAACTTGAAATGTTTGTCGTTTGGACAGCCTTCGGTAAATGCATTTACCTACAATCCAAATTATGCACAAGACGAAAATGATACTGTTGCCGCATTAAATCGCACAGCTGTTCAATGGGAAGGAAGAGAATTGAAATTCAATGGAAAATTGATGATTTTGCGCGAGGAGACGAAGGAAATATATGACTATGAAAGTTATCAACAATCGTTGCGTACACCTGGATTGCGGCCAATTTTATTGGGAAAATTGGAAAAGAAAGATGGCAAATACAGAATTGTCAAAGCGTCGCTTATATAATTTTTTATTTTTTATATATTTTACATGATTTCCCATAAAGTAAATCATGTAAATTAATTAGATTCTTTTATTCTTTTGAATAGACTTATTAAAGGCATTATAACAATTCTGTAAAAAAACTAAAAACAGTATAAACTTCGCATAAGTGTTTTCGACCCATAAAGAGATATGATCTGCTGCAATTGAATAATTATACTCCTTAGGATCGATTCTATCTACTAATTCCATTTCTTCTTCGTCTTCTCGCATTCTTTGGACTAATGGCTCAATTTATTTTTAAGTTGTTTTCTTTGCATAAATTGAGTATTTTGTTCACATGCTCCGTCAATAGGTCTATTTTTAAATCCATACTATTCATCTTTGTTAATAGGGAATTATATTCTTGTGAATAGTTCGATAACTTTTCTTCAAAGGGAATCTTTTTAAACTTGTTTAAAATGTTTTCATTGTTTACTTCTTTATAATAAGGTTCGATATAATTCACTTCCACGTCGTTACTCCAAGACAGTTTTTTTGCTTCTGGTTTCTTTTGATTAGTTAATTCAATAATATCTTCGGTAATAGGAACCGTTCTCGACTGGTCTATTTTGATATATTTTATAGGATCCTGAGAATTGTTTGGCAAAACATCTTGATTGTGAATTTGCGAGATTTCAAAATTGCGTTGGGCAACCGTTTTCGCAATCAGTTCGTCCATACCTTTGATCTTTTCGTCTTCTATCTTTTCGGCAAAATTTGGAACAGGAGGTCTATTAAATGTTATTGCATTATCGAATTCATGTTGTCTATCTGCCAAATTTTGTTGAAACTCTTGCTGACGACGTGCTTGAATATCTTCTACTTTGTATAATTCATTATTTGCGGGTTTCGAAATGTTCGTATTTTTTGTTACAGCACTGTCACTGCGCAATACTTTTAACATTTGAGATAAAAACGTTTTGTTCAATGATATCAAATCGGAATAGTTGTTTTTTTCCTTTTCATAGAATTTTTGAATGTTGTTATTCAGCGCTGAATACATCATTTCCTTTTTCGCCCTCGTTGTATTTTTTATTATTGGTTCTTCTAATAAGACATCCCATAATAAATCAATGTTTGTTTTCGCAGTAAATGTAGACATTTTTATAAATAACAGATGTGTATATTTATATACTTTACCATTTCTTTAATTATTTTCAATGTGTATATTTTATTTTCTACTTTGTTTTGTTTTTCTAGATTTTCTACTTTTTCTACTTTGTTTTGTTTTTCTAGATTTTCTACTTTGTTTTGTTTTTCTAGATTTTCTACTTTTTCTACTTTTCCCACCAAGAGGTAAAACATTTTTCGATCTTACATATGCTTTCATTCTGGTTTTGTCTACTTCGGTAAAAGGCGCTCTAGTTAGAGGAGTAATACCATTTTTTATTTGTATTAACTGTTCCGCATCATAACATCTTCCTTTGTTTTCATCTGGAACATACTCTGCTTCTACTCTAAACCCGCGTCCGTTTGGGATTTGTTCAAGTGATGTAGGGTCTTCTATTTCCGCATTATTTTCACAATCAGCATCACTTTTCCAAACAAGGAGGTCGTCTACTTGTAGACCGTTTTCCCATTTTCCGTCATATACTCTACCGTCAATATATGTCATTTTCCCCGTTCCATTTGGAAATTTATCGTCCCAGTCTCCCAAGTCATAGTTATGTACTTCACCCTCATAAATATTGCCATTATCTAGAGTCATTTTTAATATTCCCACTGTTTCTGCGTCACCGTCTTTCCAGGTGCTTGTATAATAATCTCCATTTGACCACATACGTTTTCCTATTCCGTTTTCTAAATCATTTTTCCATTTACCTTCGTAATAGAAAGTATCAGGTAAAATCTCAGAATATTTTGTATCATATGTCATTTTCCCATTTCCTTCCTTTTTATCATCTTTCCATTCACCGTCATAAATATCCATAATATTGGGATCATAATAGTGGTGATATGTCATTGTACCGCGTCCCTCTTTTTTTCCATTTTTCCACTGGCCATTGTATGAATCGGTACGTTCATATATCATTTTTCCTAGTCCGTCTGGTATACCTTCATTATTCAAATTTCCTGTATATGATATGCGTTTATTTACATCGCCAACTGGATAATCTTTTTCCGCCCCTCCTTTTTGCTTTCTTGTCTTTTTATCTAAATATTTTGTTTTCATTTCTTTTATATATATTTATATTATATATCCAGATATCCCTAAGAATTTTAGTATATTTATTATATGTGTAATCATTTTCATTTTTACGTTATATGTGTTACCAAATTTAGGCAGTAATAAAAATAATGATATTGTAAAATGCAATATGAAATTTGGCCTATGTCCTGCAGCAAAATGTGTCCCTAATCCTTACGACGCATCAAAAGCATACTGTTTTTGCGATGTGGTAAACGGAACAAATTATAGTTTTGGAAATACAAATTGTGAAAATATTCTCCCTTATAACGAATCAGGAGAAGAAAAAATATTTTCGGATTTTAGCCCTATTATTGAGAAAATGGGCTATCATTTAGAAAGTTGTCCACCTGAAGCAGTAAATCTAAATTGTATGAATAAAATTTGTTCTGTATATCCTAATGATCCTACAAAGGCTCTTTGCGTTTGTGATAAAACTGATAATAAAGGATTGGAATGGTATACTTTCAATAAAAACAGCGAACCTAAAACATGCAATTATCAATCTGGAACATCAAAACAAAATGACTTAAAACTAAACGCATTTATCGCGCAAAATAAATTATTTTAAAGGACTATTTATAGCTCCTCGTTGAAATAAATCTTGCGGAATTTCTGCATATATTCGTCTTTCAAAACATGTGTTTTCAAATAGTTTCCTGTAATTTTATCCTGCAACATATGGACAATGAAAAATAAAGCGTAAATTCCACATTCCGTATTTTTATATTGATGTTCTACAGGGTAATTTTGATCGAAGACAAAATGTATTGGTTTTTTCAGTTTCAATCCCTGTTCCACGAGTCCATTTACGAATTTTTGAATATGCTTAGGCACCTTATTTCCAGCGCTATCAAAGAAGAAAATTTGCGCCTTTTTAATATTGATGAACAACGATATCCAATGTTCGCCTGGTTTATAATGGGGATCGGTATTGAAAATAATTCCTATTTTTGTCTTCCCCCTTTTCATTTGTTCTAACAAACTAAAATGACACAATTCTTCCCAGACACATTCTCCATATATTTTATGGGTGTCGTAATCTATCGGCGACGGACCCATAAATTCAAAAC